GTAGCGATGCTGGTCGAACCGATCAGGGCAACAACTCAATTATCATCAATGCCACTGGAAGTGCGTTGAATCAAACAGTAGCCAACACATTCACAGTTAAACCAGTAAGACAAGCCAATACAGCAAATGCCATGTATTATGATGCATCTACCGGTGAGATTACATATGACACTGCCGGCGGCGGTGGTGTTAATACAGGCAACATTACATTTAATGCGGCCAATATCTCAACTAATTTAGCAAATACCAATATTCAAATAATTGGTAATGGTACTGGCAATATTAATATCAACTCCGACGGTAATACCTGGACCTTTGACGCCACTGGCAACTTGACGTTCCCCACAAACAATTTAATTATTATGCCCAAGGTGGTTGCTTTTAGCAACGCGGCTGTTGTATCATCTGCAAACAACTTGATCACATTGTCAACTGGAGCCAACGGTGGTTTATCATCACTCTGGGTAGAAGATTACGCAAACATCGGTACCAGTAACATAGCGGCTGTGTATGCTAACCCTACTATAGGATCAAAAATTGTTAGAATAGCAGTAGGACAAAATGGTGGAGCCGGTCCTAAGCTATGGGACTTTGATCGTAACGGTAATTTAAGTGCTCCTGGGGCTATGAGTGCTGTTGGTAATGTCACAGCCAATACATTTGTTGGCAGTGGCTCAGGATTAACTGGTGTAGCAAAACAAACCACTGGCTTGTGGACGGTAACGCCAGGCACTAACACCTACAGCTTTACTGTCCCATCTGGAACCTATGCCATGTGGGTCTCAGGTAACATACCCAACGGTATTATTGTGTGGAATGCCACAGCTACTATCACCAATACCAACGTGCCTGTGGTAGGACAACAGTATGCTTGGGTTTACAATGGTGGTGGAACGCCTATTGATTTTGTCAGCATACCCAATCAGTTTGTTGGCACTGGTAACGCTATAGTTAGGAGTAATACTGCTCCTAGTAGTACTACCAATAGATTTGACTTTAGTATTAACAACACCAGCGGCGGTAATGCCAATGTGAGTTACGGTTACACAGCACTTTAATTTGCTAGCGTAAACTAGCAATATAGCCAAAATACAATAAATACATTATATTTTAAAAGGAAACAAAGTATGGCTATCGGACCATTAATAATCGACGCAGGAGTTAGCGTAGGAGCTGGAATCACTTTTTTTGGCGGCCCGTATGGCGTTGTCAGCTACCCTGAAATGCCACCGCCTGTTATTGCGGGATATAATACAGAAGACCCTAATGCCATAATCAATGGGTCTATCGGAATCACGATTGTTGATAGTGCTCAATCAGGCATAGCAATATACGGCCTAACGGGCGATAACTTAACATTTTGCCAAGCGTTAACTGTTGGCGAATACTATGTCGTTAGATTTGGCACGGGCAGTACAAATTTCACGGTTGATTGCCAAGTTACGCAGCTCCCAGACCCAGGTAACGATTTGCCTTTAATATTCTATCTAGACCCTGGTGTAACTTACCCCGCTACATGTAATTACCCATTTTATATTCTCTAAGGAAATCAATCATGAACACATCAGAACCAACTCCTCCAATGCCAAACCCAGGCGACCCAGGTTTCTGGGAGTGGCACAGAACTCATAAGCCACCAACTTGGCCTAAACCTTAAAGATAAATCATGTCGATAGAAATTGGCGGAAGTATTGCGATAGGCGGCGGCATTAGTGCTGGCCCAGGTGTTCGAGTTGCTTTGCCGCCCACATTAGTTCTCAATCTCGATGCCGCAAACTACATAGCCATGCCTGTGGATGGTACTGTTATAGCAGGCACAGGTGCCTACACCATAACAACACTCAACCCCGGTGGCAGTATGTCATGGTCAGCTGCCAATGGTGGTATATTCCAAAAAACTTCTCCAGTAGACACAGATTTTTTGACATTTGGTCCAGACTTCTCAGCTACAACACAGCCTTACACAGTGATGATGGTCTACAGGTCGCAACCCGCCTCACCAGGTAGATTGTTAAACGCCAACAGCGCCAGCCCAGATTGGTTAGCAGGGTTATGGTTCAATGGGGCCGCCTATGTACAAGATGTTTTTTACAATAATGCCTTTGTTGGTACTCCTACCACAGCCGACGGTGATTGGCAGTTTATATGGGCAACATATAACGGCGAAGCTGGTGCTCCATTTTCACAAATCTATGTTGCTAACTCAGCTGTACCGACAACAACTTATGATACAAATGCCTCCAACGGCGGGTTTCAAGGATTAAGATTATTTGGTAGATATCTTAACTCTACTACTAGTTCAGAGGTTCCTACTGCTGATACTGGTTTGGTCAAAGTATGGGACGGTGTGTTAACCCTAGCACAGATACAAGCACAATGGACAGCTTACAAAACAAGATTTGGATATTAAATTTTGACTAGGAAACTTTCCTAGAGATTACCAATCCCAGTGAATTAGAAATTATACTGTTTGACTTAGTTTAATCTGTTTGATGTGTTTACATTCACCCTTTTGCCATTTACTAGCAGGGCAAGTACAACTCCATGCTCCGCGATCATCAGTTACTGTATAGATAGCATTATTGCTTCCTAATACTTTATGAGTCTCTCCAACTAAAATCAATTCTTCTTTAGGGAAGAAGCCCCAAATATTATTGATCTCTTTGAACTTGCGACGACTAGCACTAAAGGGCAATGGGTTAATAAATTCTTTAAGTTCGCCTGTGCTCTTTTTTACATAAGCAAACATCTTGTCCTTTGTATCGTTAACAAAGTAAACATGATTAGGAATGTCCCAATCTGGAGTAATTTCTTGTAGTGTTTTCATTGTCGCCTTATCATTTACTTAACTACTATTATAGCAAAATAGTAATTGTTCGTCAATCTTAGTTAGCATCCACTAACTTACTGTAATCCCGCACCATTTTAACCAGTTTATCCCGATGGTTAATAATAGTATCTACCACACGAGTATATGATTGTGCGTCGTATCCGCCGATATGCCATTCGTACTCACCTATTGGGGTACGGCCTGTCTTCCAATCGTAGATGCTAGCTCTAGTACCATCTTCAAACTCTAGCATCCATTCGCAAGTAGCCTTGTCCAAGTTATAATCATTAGGACCATGATTAGGCTTTCCAAATATCTCTACAAGCTCAGCGTAGGTAATTGGGAACTCGCCTTTTAGGCTAGACATATTCATATTTTTACATTTAGTAAACTTCATCTTCTTCCTCTTCGAAGTCGGTATCGATACATACGCTACCAATTCTAATAATACCACCACTACTAAATGTTGAGAAGTCTTGTACAAACTCAACCACATGGCCATCTGTAAGATTCTCTAGTTCACTAGATGTAATGTCGTCAACAGCAATACAACCAATCAAACCAGCGTCAACTCCGTAACTGCGGCCTTGTTCATCCTTGTAAGTGCCGTCGCCCCACTTGGTAGTAAATGTAGCAAACCTACGACCATCCTTAAGATTGAATTCACCATCCAATACATTATGGCCATTAATAGTTAACGAACAAAACTCGTCCCACTCGGGATGCATAACATAGCACAAGTCACCAATATAGTATTTGCCAGCTTTCATCATTATTTGATCTCCAAGATATCATCTATCGCAAAATTATCACCATCGTAGGGCTCGCCGATATCAACTGTACCCGACATAACCATGTCGCGGGCTTGATCTTCTGACTCAGCTTCCACAGTAAAACGATAACAAACTGTTTCGCTACAAAGAATTTCAAATTTCATACTGTCACCATTTCCCACGCATAAATTCTGCGTTCAACTTCTGCGTCAATCACATCGCGAATAAGAGCTTCGGTGGCGGTTAAAGTTGATGCTTGACCAAATGCGTCAGCCAGGCCCATTAGCTCTGGCACAGGCATAGTCTTTACCATTGCTTGATATTGTTCTTTGGTAGGCATTTTATTTGACATGTCGTTTTCCTTATTAAGCTGCAACCGGACCAAGTGACACAGGCAATGCGATTTTAAGTATGTCACAGACATCAGCGAAATTACACTGAGCTTCCATACCAACATACTCGATGTCGTCAGCTTCAAACTCTTTGTAAGAGTCGTAACCCTGATCTTCGCAGATTGCGTCAGCTACTTGTTTAATGTGTTTTATTCTGTTATAAGCCATTTTGTTTCTCCTTATTCAGATAAGTTAATAATACGAGCATCATATTCCATAAAACTTACTTGTAACGGAACAAATACTTCTTTAGTAACACGGCTACCATATCCGCTTTCAATAAATTCTTTGTTGTCAAACACATCTTTACTAACACGGATTTTGAAAGCCTTGTAGCCTTGACTATTGTCGATAGCTAAAACTTTACCTTCTACGAAACAGTCACTACGACCAGCCATTGGCTTAAAATCATAAGCACGGATTGTTTGGCCTACTTTAGCGATATTTTCAAATTTCAACATTTAATGCTCCTTTTCATTTACTATACATGCAGTATAAGGGATTTGGAATATGTCGTCAACCAAAAGACTACCCGGAGCAGACCCATATAGATTGGGCCTGGTTTCGTTGTATTTCTACAACAAACTGTGTTTTTTGAGGATTTCCAGGGATTTTATAGCAGAATTAGCCCAAGAGTACTTGGTGCGTATTAATTCGCTATTTTTCATGGCCTGTGCTGATAATGCTGGATAATTATCGTAGGCCTGTTTGATTGCTTGAGCTATATTATCCGTACTCGTTACTGCCCATTTACCATAATTATTATCTGGCGCAGGATAAAATGATTGATATTCTTTACAGTCGATTGGTTCTAATTGATAATCAATTAATACACAACTTGATTTAATATCTTTAATAAACTCTGTTTGTCCTGAATAATATGTAGTAATTAATGGTAATCCACAAGCTGCAGCTTCTATTAATGGTAATCCCCAACCTTCTGCTTTGGTTGGGAATAAGAATATATCAGCACTTCTATATAATTCAGCTATTTGATTAATAGTTTGATAACCCCATATTAATCGAATATTATCGACTTGGGTACTGGCTATTTTATTATCTAATTCTATTTTCTTTAATTCAGGATCTTTAAAAAAATCTGATTTAATTATTAATTCAACATTGGGATTATTACCAAATACTCGAGCAAAAGCGTCAATACTTTCGTCCATTGATTTACGCTGTTCATATTTGCCAATTAATAAGAATCTAAATCGATCTTTTTGAGGTTTTAAATAAGGATGAAATTGATTATTATCTACTCCTTCTGGAATTACTTCAATTTGATTTAAATCTACACCATTTTCAACACATATTTTACGACCCCATTCTGTGGGAATCCATATATTATGTTGTTTAATTACTGATAATAGACTTTCGGGAATACGAGTAGATTCAAATACTGCCCAATTAATATTATATCCACGATAATAATCATTTAAATTAGCCGGGACTAATGATATATTAATATCATCCGCGGTGCTTTCATTAGCTGATTTAACGATAGCCTCTTGATCCTGAAAATTAACTAATTCAATGTAAGGCTCTAGGCCATTAATTTGTTTTAATGCTTGAGTATAATTTTGGAAATGGGTGCCTATGCCACTATCATTGGCTTGGCCTATAAGTCTAATCTTCATTAAACTTAATTATGCTAATTCTTCCCAGCTTAAAAATTGTGCGTTCTTTAATGATTGTACACGAGCAGTTGGATTTGTTTCGAATATACCGTTAGCATAGCGTACATGAATTTCTACTTGAGCATTTTCCATGCTGTCTTTCATGCCTATCTCGGCGATGAATTTCATAGTAGCACCCTCTGGAGCTGCGAACTTAACATCTTTTAATGTTAAGTCACTAACATCATCTATACTAGGAACATAATATACATGACTTGGATTAACATAAAAGAAAGGACGCTTGACAAACTTAACTAGCTTGGCAGCCGTACCGCCTTGCGATAAGTGTGCTTTCATAATAGCAGTAAACTTCTCTGCGATAGATTCAACTAATGGAGCCATTAAATGTTTTTGGGTAGCATAATTAACTACAAACCAATCACCAAATGCTCTTTGCCAGTGTGCGTTCTTTTCCATGTCAGCCATGATATCCTGACTTGTTCCTACTTTAGTATTCTTGCCCACACAGGTAAATTTCTTTGTTTTATTATCGAATACTACATAATATCTTTCGCTATCTTTGCCGCCAATTTTTGTGCCTGGCTGTTTCTGTGCTAGTTGTAACACTTGTGTGAACACTCCTTGTTTCCAATCTAAGTATTCAGGACGAGCATATTTTAAGAAAGCATCGCCACCCACTTCTAAACCTAAGTCCTTGGGACTAGGATTGTTTAATGTAATTCCCGATTTTTCTTTAACTGATACACCAGAAATAGTACTACCTACAAATTCAATATCAGCACTTGTTTCTGGATTAATATTGGCGCCGCCAGCCCAATCAAATTGTTCAACAACTTCGCCTAGTTCTTGTAATTTAGTAACAACTAATCCACGAACCGTGTTAATACCATAATCATACCAACGACTTAATAATTCAGGATTATAATTTGGTGCTAATAATGTTCGAATATCATTATATGTATCTTTAGGTTTTAATAGCATCGCTGGCGGAATTGTTTTTTCTGGTTTAGCTGGATCAAACTTCTCCGGACTACGATTACAAAAAGCTAATAATAAACCAATTTCAGAGTTATAACGAACAGCATCAGATTTGCCACCTTCATTTAATGGAGTGTTTTCAATTTCATATAATCGCATGGTTATATATTTATAGCAAAGTCTGTTATAAATATAATATACTCAACTACTATGAAAATCAACGAAATCACCGAAGCTGTACATCGCGCACAAACAACAGAACATTTAATAAATCGTATAAATGTAGCTGCCAAACTTTGCGACACAATGGGCGATTATTCCTTATTGTTTCGTGATTTTCAAACTAATGATCCTAGCTATACCGTATTGGCTAAAGTTACTAATACAATCAAAGGTGGCGTCAAAAGCGGGCAAACAGGCTATGCTCAAACTGAGATACTAGACCACCTTGGAATCGAGTATCCAGTATTCACCAAAATGATTAAACCTACTAGCAATCGCGGCCCGTTTGGCGCATCAAATATTTTCCTGCCACCTGCTGGGGCCAAAAGTTTCTGGAGTCCAAAGATCAAGGATATCGGTAGCCAACAAGTGGCAGAAGATCGCGAAGATTGGGGCGGAGAACGAGCTAAACAATTAGCAAGCACGTACAAGCCAGGATTACCTAGTGGATATACGGATCATGAAATTATATTTGATTGTGACCAATATTACTTAATTAATATACAAGCATTTTTAAAAGACTTTGCCGGACAAGCCAATAAAGAATTTATTGAAAAAAACAAATATACTAACGTGCCATTAAAAATTGATCCAGCTATATTTGATACGCATATATCTAATTACACCCAATTAGCTTGGTATTTAAGAAATACCGCTATTGATTTTTTAAATGATTATGAAGCCAAGAAAGCTGAATGGCAGAAGAAATATCCTAATTATTAATTAGCAATTCCAAATATTTTCATAATTTATTCTCTCGATACTTATGCCGGGTGGCTAACAGCATTAGATGTATCGCCTTGATATGTGCCGCCCCCGTACTTTGCGCCAAGTTTCTGTGCGACGTGTTGCCAAACTCCGTGTCCACGATCTTCTCTGGGGGAAATGACAAATGCCGTTGGTTTTCCAAATTTCTTTTCCATTGCCGCGAAGCATTGTTTTAGTATGTCAGTAACTACATTAGCACCTTTGTAACTGCTGTATGCTCGTTCAATGTTAGCTGAGATCTCTCCACCATCTGCGGTAATACCAAAGGCCATATTCAATTTTGGAGATTCAACTATATAATATCCCTCTGGACTTCTTTTAATCTTAAGCGGCGCTGTAGGATCTACAGTAGACATTATGTTCTGTATAATTCGTTTAACTGTAGCAATTGGTAATTCTTCCCCATAAATCTCAGGATCTAACTTTTTGTCTGCTTCGGCAACTAAATCAATATATTCTCTCAAAGTACGCATGGTTATATATTTAGCAATTTAGTCAAGCATACCAACCAGCAAGAACATATCTATCATTCCCGCCAACTGTATTAACTCTGTGTAAAAGTTTACTATTATCGAAATATAACATATTGCCTTTTTTTGGAACAATACTTTTCTTTTTATCAATAATCACAGTTTCGCCCCCTGAATAGTCGTCATTAAGATAGCATATAAAAACACATTTATCTCCATGATCCACATGATCCAATGTACAAGAATTAATTGGCCATTTTACTATTTGACTATTGTCCAAATACATATCATCTTTAAAATCTTTTCTAACTTGCGTGTCAATTTTATTTAAAAGAGGCTGGAATTGCGGAAATTCAAATAATCCCAAGGGAAAGGTTCCCTTATATTCAAGAATCTTATCCTGATTATCTTTGTAAAATTGTATTAATAAAGCACATTCTTCTGCTGAGAGGAAATTTGTTTTTAATTTCATAGAATATTAACAGTTCCAGATGTATATCTTGTCCTGCTTCTTTTTACCTTTGGCCTGTCCTAATTGTTGTAATAGATCTTCTTCTGTATCACAGGGAGTTAATCCATATTTAATAGCATCGTCATACATTTTAGGACTAATATTAAAACAAACAGTTCCGCCCTGTTTAATATGCTTAACACATTTAGCCCATAAAGGAATAAAGAAGTCCTCATAAAAGACCCGATCATTTTCCCAGGGCTTCATATTCTTATATAATTCCATATTAATATAAGGCGGACTAGTTAATACAAAGTCATAATTGATTTTACTATAATCCACAGTTAAACAACTATCCCAAATCATTTCTAATTTACTTGTATTTTCTACTGCGAATAGACCATTACCAAATGTTACTTTGTTTTCTAGAAAGTCCATCATGCCATCATAAGCAGGCTTCATATCTATATTAGTATCTATGCCCACATAGTCTATACCTAAACTCCAAGCCCCAAGCATACGCCCGCCCCAACCAGCTGTGGGATCTAATACGGCTGTGGCATTATATTTCTTATATAGATATTTGGCTGTAATACTTTTAAACATAACAATGCTACCAGTATTAATTCTATAGCATTCAAATATATTATTAGCAGGGACTTTACCTCCCCTATTTCTTTTACGAGTCTGATCAATTAAAAAGGCCTTTTTCGCAGGGTCAGCCCACATTTCATAAATTGTTTCCCTGGGCTTACCTGAACGCTCTCTAGTACAATGTAATAAATTAGCAAATTGATAATGATAAAGAAATCTATTTCCCGCGAAATTGTTTTCATTTTCTCGACAATCGTATCGGTTTAAATTATTTAAATCTTTATTTAATTCCTCGTCAGAAATTAATTTATGATTAACAATATCATCAATGGTAACTAGTTCTAAATTGTCATTTACTGTACGAATCTTTTTACTCATTTTTTCTCAAATAACCATAAATCTTCAAAATTACCGCCCCGCATTTTAGCCGCTTGACGACCTGTGCTTATAGCACTCCATTGTACCTTATATCTGCCAATATTAGTTAAATGATCGCTAACAATTTTCATCATATCTTCACTAATTGTAACATCTTTTTTATCTTTATTGCGATAATTCGAAATAATAAATCCCAAACGGCCATTCTTTTTTAATACTTGCTCACATATTTCGATTGTTTCTTCCCAATAACCCCGTAACCAATCCGCATAATCGGGATAATTAGTTAAACTTTGATTGGGACTGTCGTATATTTCTAAATCATAATAGGGCGGGCTGAATAATACAGCATCCACCTTGTCTCGATACTTGTCTACAAAATTAAATCTTTTCTGTAATTCCTCACTAGGACAGCAATATAAATCAATTGTTTTATCCTGTAATTCAAATATACTTTGATCCCTATATGCTTGATATGATTCGTGTAATAAACGACCATTGTCAACTACATCAGGAATTACATCTGTACTAATAAAATGTTTAAATTTAGTGCTGCTATAAAAGCCAAACTGATAAGCATTCCAACCCATTACTGGAGCAAATATAGTATCTCCTTCAAATAATTCATCTAATATTCCACGATAAGTCGCTGGATTAAAGATACTAGCACGGTTAGCTCCAATCATAAAGTCAGTCCAGAATTGATTATAATCGCCATCTAATTGACATATATGATCAAAGAACGCTGGCCCTGCTAGACTATTTCTTATTTTAAAATCCTCGAACATGGCACGTAATAATCCAAAGGTATATTCGCTGTCATTTGCGTATAATTTCCGTGTATTATAAAACTTATCGAAATTAATATTCTTACATACACGCCCATATTTAGAATTCTTTATGCCCTGGAATGTATCCGCTGTTCTAATTGATGTAGTGGGAATATCAAAATAATAATTTAATTCGTGGGGTAATTCCCCATATCTTTTAAACCACGTCTTTAATGCCACTTCGGGCTCTAATACCAGCATACGATATAAATTCCTTTTATATAATTCTAATCTTTCTGCCCTATCGTCCCTACGGGCCACACGACTAATAAACGTATTTATATCACTACGAACAACAAATTCACCTGAACGATCAGATATATTTAAAATACTTAATTTATTCGAAAAATCCTCGTAAGAAATTCCCCGATTAAACGTAAATAATCGAATAAAATCCTCGAATTTAAATATAACTGTTGTCATTTAATTCCAACGCAACATAAACATTAAATAATCCTGCTCACGGACAAATTCAAATACTCCATCCCCAATAAACCACCAGCCATCCTTTAAATGATTGTCGCACCATACGATACAAGGCGACCATCCTTGATACGGCTTCACCTCAGGAGCACGTACACTAGCTACGAATCTTTTCTCTATTTCGTTCATTTAACTGTATTTTAACATAAACCAAGTGTAATCCTCATCCCTATCAAACACATAGTAAACTTGATTAGTCAACCAGTTACCCTGCTCAACCCTACACCGGAACTTTTCACGCCAACGACCACCATATTGACGGGGTAATTCTAACGGTTCTACTGGTAATTCCCGTTTAGCCGCCCAATAAGCACGATTAAAAGGGTCCGATAATACATTAACTCTAATCATTGAAATTTTAACCTTACGAAGCTGGCCATACTCTCGTTAACGAATGTAAAAGTAACTGAAGGAGGCTCAGTTTCTATTTCCTCATAGCTAAAGTAATCCTCCTGCCTGGGCCGAAAACTCCATGTAAAATCCTTATTAGCCGCTAATCCTAGCCCTTTTAACTCCATGACTATATCATATGCTTCTGTAGCAGTATTCACAGGGACGACAACGGTATTTGACATAACCCGGCGTGGCCTTATAGAACCCGAGAACAGCGCGAAGCGCACGTGCAAAACCCGAACACTATTTCGCCCATGCCATTTCTACTTCCTCTAACTCCGGAACGATCTCACCACCATATTTCAACATATAAAATACAGCATCTGCCTCCTGATCAAACTCTATGTAATGCTCTTGTACATCTCGGGGTACACCTAACATAAAACGCCAGTGAGCTCCTTGAGCAAATACAGGATAGTCAGCCCCGTGAAGAATAGGCCCAGCTACATGGACAATTTCACCTAGTATACGTGCCAGTTCATCACGATATAACGCATCGTCACCATAGTTAACATGGCTAGCGTAGAGTCTACGAGCGACGCTGACTCGAGTCTTAGTCATAGCCAATCCTTTTTAGTATTAATATGCTCGCGCTTGTACTCTTGATATTCCCCATAAAGATACACGCTACCAACGATAACAATGGCGCCGATGACAATGACGCCTATGAGCAAGTAAACAGCATTTAGTATATCGAACTGTATGGCTATGGCTCTAGCTATGTCCACGATGAGTCCTTTTGAGTTAGTTGTACTAGTTATTATAACATATTATTCAAAAAGATTCAATCATTTTGGGGTCGGTAGTCTACTATTCTCGCCCGGAGATATAATAAAGTCGATTAAATCACGGATATGTAAGGAAAAGTAAGAAAAGGTAGGAAAATGTTGGATATTATTCGAAATAATAAAGAAAAGTATATGTATAGTGAGTTAGTTATTAGAGAAAAGATTGAATCTTTTCGGTTCGGAGTGCGGTGAGAAGAAAGTGTCAAAACCTTCAGTCCTCGGGGTGAGATGGTTGAAATATGGACTATACATCGCCCGTTATCACCTTGTATCACCGTCTCGTCTTCCGTATATAGTATCCTTATATACTGTCGTATACCCTTGTATACCCTTGTATACCCTTGTATAGCTGGGTATATCCACCCTAGACTACCCTTTCCGCCCGGTGATATCAGGGCGCCGACCTTGCACTGCAGGGGTTCTACTTATAAGTTATTGTATAGAGCTATAAGGAGTTAGCTGTCTAACCAAGTCTTTGACCCGATTACGCATGTCATCTGTAACTTCATTATCTCTGCATATAGCAAATCTATTATATATATTAAGTGCCTGTGAACACTCACCATGTCCATTTCTGGGTGGGTCTTTTAACATACCTTTGAATACAGCATCAAACGCATGGGTAGCCGTGGGATAATGTTTCCATAATGTAGCTTGAGTGAATATATCCCGGTCGCATTCATGTATAGGTGTAGCTGTGTCCCGACCAGCAGTGAATACAGCCACTGGTCCATTGTAAGGTCCTAATGGTGGTTTATAACTAGTCCAGTAACCAGTAACACAATTTGGATATAGGGCTATACCAGCCCGAAACATAGTATTATATTGATTAAGAAAGGGTGTACTAGTCATAGTGCGTAGTACAGTCCATCCACCTTGGCTGTTGCCCTGTAGGTATATACTACCGGGATCTACACCTTGACTGATGACGAATCGACCGGCTGCGATAGCATCTAGGGCTCGCATGTTGGCACCGTATTCATTCCATGTCTTCCAATTTTCCAGCTTGCCCCTACTCCAGTAGCTGTCTAATACTAATACATTGGCACCGAGTTCTTTGCGGGCCCACTGTGCACTAGCGATATCCATGGCACCTACTCCATGTCCGCCGTGTAGGAATATGAATGTGGGGCGGTTTTTCACCCCGTCTTTGTGCGGAGTCCATGAGGCTAGTAACCGGCCCCGACCGTCAAATGTAGTCACGATGGGCAGGTAATCCGCCAGGTTTCTATTGGTAGTGTACCATTCGATCTGTACATCGCCTAATAACTGAGCAGGCGGGGCGGTGGCGATAGTTGCGGGTTGAAAGTCCGGGACCTCGTCGAGGGTTAATGCAGCCGCTGACGTGGACCAGACTAGGGCTAGTATTACAAGGAACTTATTCATGGATGAACCAAGCTAGGGCTATTAATATCATGGCCAGCATGCCAAATATACCAAACAGTATGATGGTGACTAGGCTGTCTTGTAGGTAGTAATAAGCGAGGTTTATTTCTGTCATGTTAGCACCCTGTCTGGCATTTGAATTGACCTTTGCCTGTGATAGTAACAGCCCGGGTCATTGTGGGTTTATACTCAGTAGTTCCATGCTGGGTCATGTGATAAACTGCTGCGCCCGCTGTGATGCCCAGGACAGCGGCCATGGTTAACCAGCTGGTCATACCTGCTCCTTTAAAGGGAACTTGTCCTGGATCACACGATATGCTTGCATGGTACGCTCACTGTATAACATGCGGCCATGTTTAGCGATATCTCTAACAATGTCCGGGGCGGTCCAGCCTATGAATGCCGCTTCTTTTTGGATCTGTTTAATGGCAGTAGCTAGTTTCATTATTCACCCCTATTGTGGAATACTATATCACGGACAAACTCACGGTCGGCAGTATCGCCTAGGAACTGTGTGTCCTCTAAGTCTTTGTACATTTCAATGGCCTTGATGACTTCCTCACGGGTAAAGTCATACTTGTATATGCCGTTGACACCGTAGAACTCTAGGGTATAAGCGATGAAACGCTCTTGTGGATCTTCAGGTAAACCCAAGGGAGTCATGCCTGGTAATGCGGTTACTTGTGGGGTCATATTATAGTGCCTCATATAAGTGTGCGAATGCTTCTGGACTGACATAGTCTTTGACATAGATGTAGATGTCTACAATGTCATACCCTTGGCGTTTCATGCGTACGATCTCTGCGTTGACATCCATTATTTTACTCCCATGTTGTTAGTGGCTTCAACACAAGCAACCTGTAAGGCCAAGTCACCTTGTATGCGGCTAAGGCTTAGTATGTCACGGCCTGTTAAGAATGTACTAGAACCCTTGCTAATCTCTTGCCCTAGAGCCTGATGTAACATACGGGCTTCCTTAATGGATAAGTTAATAGAAATCATTTGTGCTCCTTATTGTTTACTATATACATAGTATAAGCTCAAAGGCATTATATGTCAACCAAAAGGATACATAATGGTATCTGCCTAGGCGGCCAATACGCCACGCCTACTCTTATTATAACATCTTTCAGCCCTTATGTCAACCGGTCTAGGCTGGGTCTGTAGCGTACATACAACGGTGTGCAGGGGGTAAAAACAGCCCCTAAAACAGCCCCTAATTTAGGGCCCTATTCAAGCTCCTATATAGCTCCAGGTCCTGTCAGGCTATAGTATGGTAAGGGGTGGGGGGTCTAGAAACTTCGGGTACCCCCGGTAGGTCTATTAAGCTACAATACAAATACTAAACTGGGAAAAGGCGTCAGATAAAACCGCGTCAAAATCGCCTATTATATTACCCACCATACCCCCCAGGTCTAGAACTTTCGGTGCCTTTAAAATCAGGGTTTCAAAAAATTTGCACAAAAATTTTTTTTATCTCTATGCATATAGACCGGAGGGACTACAGTGGCTTATATTAGGCACCGTAGCGTAGTCTTATTAGCAAGGCCTGTTGCTCGCAGTCTACATCTAAATACCATGTAGTCATCTGTCGTTTCCAAGTGTCCACAGGGTTGATGGGTCGTAGTTCACTGTATATACGCCAGCCTTCGCCCCCAACTTGATTGTGCAGCCAATACATACGCCTACTGATTGTACGACTACAGTATTCAGCTAGGTCTACTCTATTAGTAGTTTGTGGTATAGTCAGTCGAGTCATCCGAAGAACTTCGCCAACAGTATGGGTATCATCTGTATGTCTTCTTCAGTGCGTACATACATATCATCTCTGTCAAGTGTGGTATAATCCCATACAGCTAGTCTAATAGCCAGTTCACGGTTAGTCTTTATGGGATATATCCTTATTTCTTTGTTGTCAATGGTAATATCCATGTATTCATTCACTCCAGGGATTATACCCCAGTTCTGTCCCCCACGGAGTACATGCCATACCCAAGCATCACCAAACCACTGCTCCACTGCCAGTTTGACTAGTTTGCTAGAGACCATTTTTAAGCAGGAACATGGTCAGTGTAGGGCTTAATTGTTCACCCAACTGTACGGTACGCTGGGGATCTATTAAGGTGTCATAGCTAGCAGGGTGCTCTTCACCCAGCCGGTCGCGATATGTGTACTTGAAGTTGATTCGTACTCTTTGCTTAGTCAGCTGGCGAACTATGCCTACTTTAACACCTTTGAGATAGCTGCTAGTAAATGCTATGGGTTGTCCAATGTCTATGGGTTGATTGAGACTGTCTAGGTGTTCGTATGTTTTCATGATTATTGGCCTGTTAGTATGTTATATACACCTTGAATCATCATCCATATCACTGCGCCCACTAGGTAAAATAGGAAGCCTGCTACTACAAACATCCATATGTTGGTCACAGTATCCCAGACGGCGCCTATGGGTTCTTCGGGAGTTTTCTTATTGCCATCACTGTCTGTTAATCCTGCTTGAAATTTCCAATCATCTTTCATTATATCAATACTCTCACTATGTTGGTGATAACTGTGTCTAACAGCTTGTACACGATGTAGACTAATATAGCAGGTACAGTCATGATCATTACGGCCAAGACTATTCTCCTAGTACGACCTTGTAATACTTCTGGTGAATCACTATCTTCTATCATTGTAGACTTTCTAACGTGCTGCGCTTCGCGCTGGTTTCTCTAGTAAAATTGGGCCCCGGGGTCATTTACGACCTTTGTTTAATTCAGGGTATTGTCCGGTATAATCGTAGATATAATCTAGGTACTTCATTTCCAAATCTTTGTGAAATGCAGTTTGTAATTTATGAGTACCATTACCTATTTGTATTTGTTTCATTACTATATCACATTTTCGTGCCCAGATACTCACTTGATTATTATCAACTGCTTCAGTGAGTGCCAATCTGATAGAGACATCAGTGTCCGGGAATCCTTGATGATTGGCCAGTCTTCCCATGCGACAACGAGTACCGCCAATGGGTTGATCACTGTGAGTTTTACAAATACCCAAGGGATTGCCTGTTTCGCCAATCTTGTATATCTTATCAGCTACTACAATAAAATATACCCAGGACCTATGTGTGCTGTACATTAGCTCTTCATTAATACTTGTAAACAGCCAACGACTATTTGCTCCCCGTCGGACATTGCACAATTTAACCAACCCATCATTACTATAGTGTCTAATATCAAGAACTGAGTATTCCATATAAACCTTTATAGTTGTAAAACTGTAGTATAGTATCAAACGCATTTATTGTCAACTACAACAAAGCCCCTTGCGGGGCCTTGGTGTCCTAGTGCTTGGTTCCAAGTCTAGGGTCTTGGATAGTAACCCCATTTGACCACGATGGGCATCCAACCAAACTTGGATGTTTTAGGGAGCGGTCTACTTCAAATATACAGTAAAAGCCCTAGCGTGCCGTTTAAGGGTATGACGATTGTCTGTACCAATCCTAGGGCCACGAAAGCGGATCCTTGTCCTATATCCTAGACTCTTTATCTGCAGTCTAGTCTCTTCCAGTTGACTGATTGGTACATGGGCTAGGTTACGGCCAACGATATCTTCGTACAGTTGTCCGTACCCAGCGATAAACGCCGCTACCTTTAATTCTTTAAACAAGTTATTCACCATCATAGCTCAAATGAGCATGAGCCTTGTTCCAAGCATCGCGAACCTTACGAGCTTGTGCTGTAGTCATCACTTCCGTTACTTCAATCTGCTTGCCAGTAAGTTGTTGGATAGCCTTGGGTGGAACTTTAATTACTACTGTATTCTTTTTAACAGTAGCACCACGGGCCTTACCAACCAACAAATTAGTAATTTCTGTGCGTCCATTGTCAAAGTTGCGAACCAGCAATTCTTTAATAGCAGAATCTTTGTCCTGGGGTTTAGTCAGTTTAATCATTTCAACATCTGTATGACCAACCTTAACTAAGTGTAAGAAACGTGCATCTGATGTAGTAAAACGCAATTTCAGTTCACCATTCAAACGACTAACACCTGCGTATGTAAATAATTTCATTTTTGCTCCTTTTTGTTTACTATAGAACTATTATACGATTAAATGAATTACCTGTCAACCTGTTGTTTTTATACAACGGCTTCTGATCTGTTGGTGATTATGCGATCCGCTAGCCCATAGTCCACAGCTTCTTGGGCACTCATAAAGTTATCCCGTTCCATGTCGTTGGTCAGCTCTTCAAAGGTCTTGCCCCTGGTATTGTGCTTGACATAAATTTCAGTCAAATACTTTTTCATCTTTAATATCTCTTGAGCTTGGATTTGGATATCCGTTGCTTGCCCACGAGCACCACCAGAGGGTTGATGTATCATATGACGGGCATTGGGCAGGATTAATCGCTTGCCCGCTGCTCCTGCTTGTGCTAGACAACTACCCATGGAGCAAGCCTGTCCCATGACGATGGTACTTACATCACACTTGATAAAGTTCATAGTATCATAGATAGCCATACCAGCAGTTACTACACCACCTGGACTATTAATATAGAAAAGGATATCTGTGTCTGGATCTTCAGCTTCTAGAAATAGCATCTGGGCTACTACCAAACTAGAAGAGTGTTCGTTGACATCTGTGTCCAACATGACAATACGATCCTTTAACAGTCTACTATAAATGTCGTAACTGCGTTCGCCCTTGGCTGTTTGCTCCACAACCATTGGAATTAAACTTGGCATATCTTTCCTTTTATGTTTATATGTTATTATACTACAGAATTGTTTTTAAAGCAAGAGTTTTGATTATTTTTTGAAGTCGGATACAATGTCGCAGATACCCAGTTTAAGAGCTTCTTCAGCAGATAGATAAACATCAGAAGTTGGTAATAACTTTTTCATTACAGTGGCTCTGGTCATGCCAGTGGTCTTGATATAATGATTCAACATACGCTGTTGGATCAGTGTAAATTCTTTGGCTATACTAATCAGTTCATGATGCTTGCCGTCTGAACTACCTGAGTACTGATGACTCATTATACTAGTATTAGGTGTTAACATTCTGCGACCTTTGTGCCCTGCTAAGAATATCATCAAGCCTGCAGAGGCGATAACACCTAGTCCCACTGTTTTAACTGGGATACTGCTAGCCGCTATTATATCTATAAGAGCAAACGCATCTTCTACAGAACCACCTTCGGAACATACTATTAATAACAGTTCCTTTTTCTTCTTCTGGGTTACATGGTTTTCTAGTAGTATCCACTCAACTATTGGTTTAATGCTTTCATCTGAAACATCGCTCATCAATACAAAGATACCCGAGTCTTGCAATATCTGCGAAGTGTCGCGTTGATCGATTTCTGAGGTAGGGGCTAAGGGCATGTTCTCTCTACTTTTAATTAACTATGTATATTATTGTACTACAGATATTGAATAACAACAAGTATTTATGAGTAGATATGTTACTGTTTGATTAAGCTGAACATTGGCTTTTTGGCACTAATTTCAGCTGAGTTTTACTGGCCTGCTCCAAAGTGTTTGGGGTAGTTTTAAGTTGGATAGCGGAGTCCATAAAATAACCAGCATTTACCCGAACATTGGCTGTGTTAGTTTTCGAAACATCCACAAAATATGTAGATTGATTATAATCATCTATATGGTCCAAAGCCGCCCATCGAAAGCATTGTTTGTGCATAACTTGATCCTGTTGAGTAAAAACAGTAAGCTCAACTTGAGGTTCGGACAATATCATAGTCTGGATCAATGCGTTGGTCTTGACCGTGTCCGAAAAACCCATCTTGTGTCCTTGGATATCTACCACAGAAGTATTACGAATACAGTTTGTAAAGCATTGACTTGGGATAATATCTTGGGCTGTGACCTTGTAGGCTTCGATTAGCGAATTTAAGTAATCCCGATTCCAACTTAAACGAAACGGAATGGTTAATACGCCGTTTCGATTATTATCAAATTGTACTTGGGCAGGCTTTAGTTCGATGTTCATACCCCTACGATAAAAGTCATCGAGTACTACCCCTGCTAGCCTATCGCCCTGTTGCCGTTCATATTGGATAGATGCTAGATTAACACTGGCCTTGGCGCCATCTAAATTTCCGGCTACTCGACTTTCGTGTAATAATCTATTGGCGATAATACTACGCTTGATCCAAACTTTCATCTGGGTCTTATGGCCGATGACATTATCCTTGGCTTGCCAAAGTATTTCATACTTAGATATATAGCCAGAAGCATAGGATATGATGTCGTCTCTCTTTATGCGTCTATCGACTACTTCGGTCTCAGATGCTATAATAGAACCTACTGCTTGCTCTACAGCCAATCTAAAACCATTTAGTCTAGACTCTTCGTAAGACTTACCTACTCCTAAGACTTCGATGTAGTAGACTTTTTCACCGCCAGAAAATAACCAATATCCTGCTGTTAGTATTGAGCTAACAGGAATCTGTAACAGCATGGCTCCAGTTATAACCTGGGCTTGGCTTACTGTTGCCAGCAAGACCAAGACTATAGCTAGTAAGCGTCGCATTACATTGCCATCATACGGCCGATTTGTAGGCGGATATCATTATGTTTTGTATCCCAGCGCATAACAACCTTTACAGCCTTGCCTTCATCGATTACTGTTCCTTCTTTCATGTACAATCCAGATAAGATACCCTGGTTAGTATTAATAATAGTAGTCTTCATTTTGCTAGCAATCTTCATAGCGGCATTTCGCGTCGCTGTGTTTTCTTCGGTATTGCCAGATGCAGCTGCTTTAACACTAGGGTCGTCATCTGCAGCTACCAAGTCATCTGCTGTGCCTGTATTTCCGGTCTTGCTAGATTTATTGGAAGAAAAATTATTGTTGTTATTATCCTGTGCGTGTTCCAAGTTTTCTGAAATCATAACAACAGATACTTTACTAGCAATAGTTTCTTTATTGATGAAATCGTTGAGCGATTTTTTGGCTTCTAATTCAGCTACACGGAATGCTTCGCGGGCTGAATTGTGTAAACCGCCCCATGTTGGCGCATACCCAGTAACTTCGATAGCTTCCATCTGTCCACTTAGACTGTAAATAATTTTAACTCCTTGTTTCTTATAATCATTTACTGCTAGGCGTTGATCTGCTATGGGAGTAGTTGCAGTAGAGCTAGGTTCAATACCTGCCCCGCTGCTTAATTTGGACGGAGCCGAACTACAACCTACCAAACTCACTAGGATACCGCTCATTGCTAAGACTAAAATGCGTTGTTTCATAATTAACCTCTTAGTTGTGTTGTACTATAAAACAGTATAACTGATCTGGGAATTAAAGTCAATCATATTATAGCCAAAATTTAGCCAAAAGAAAGCCCCTATTACTAGGGGCCGAAGATCCTATGCGGTGCGCTTCTATGAAGGCGGATAGGATATGTTAGTAATTACTTACTAGTTTTTGAAGTTACTTTTTCGAAACTCTTTGTAAATTCTTCAGTTTGTGTTTTAGCAATCTCAACGATAGATTGAAATGTTGCCATTTGAGCACGGGCAAAATCACTAACGTCACTTGTAAAAGCAACCAAAGTCTTGCTGAGTTCTTTTGGTTCTACATAGCACAAAATAGCCTGTGTATTTTTTTCAGCTTGATCAATAAATTTGACTGGGTTTAATGCTTCTTTGATTGTTTCAAAATCGAATTGTTTCATGGTAAATCTCCTATAATTAAGCGAGTTACATCGCTAGCCCGACCAATTCGGCACTAACTGTTCTCTACTGTATTTATATAATTATATTGCGACCGCACATTTTTTACAACCTTTTTGGCAGATTTTATTGACGCAACTTTGCCAGACCCAGAGATTTTAAAATAGTTATATAGAACCATCCAATATCAAATTCCCACCACCGTTGGCTAAATTTAGGATTGGCACCATCTGCATGATGTCCGTTGTGTAACTCTTCGCCGCCGATCCATATGGCTACGGGCCATAGGTTGCGACTGGTGTCCTTGGTATCGACATTACGATAACCCCACCAATGCGATAACCCATTGATAACTCCGGCCGCCCAAAATGGTATCCAAAGCATCTGTACACCCCAAACTATCCAGCCCCATAGGCCAAATAGGCATAGATCAATGATCAGCATGAGCATGATACCTAGTGTATTATACTTTTTGTACAAGTGGCGTTCAATCCAATCTTCTGGTGTGCCAGTGCTCAACTGTGCGATCATTATGCGATCCTTAGCGGCTTGTTTATAAAGTAACGCACCACCAAACAACACACGCCATATACCATAGATCTGGGGGCTATGTGGGTCGCCAGGTTGATCCGACTTTTGATGATGCTTACGATGGACTGCTACCCATTCTTCGGTAATCATGCCAGTTGTTAGCCAAAGCCAAAAACGCATAAAGTGTGCTAACACAGGATGAAATGTAACTCCTCTGTGGGCTTGACTGCGATGTAGATAAAGGGTAACACAAGCTATAGTGAGTTGAACCATCACCAGGGTTGATAAGATAATATACATCATTTACTTAGCCCAAATCAGCATAAGGTGCCCAAAGATTCTGTAAATTTAAAAAGAATATGTTCTTATTAGCTGTGACAGCTTCTTGGGCGTATGTAAGCATACTTGGCGGCGGTATATGAGTTACTACTTCAGCATCGCCGTGATCTTCGTGTACTATTAACCCATGCTTATTGGCTAAATGTTTCATAACCGCATTACGGTTCAAACAATGTAGATATAGTGTATTAAATCCGCGATTGCGAATCCAAGTGATAGCTTCTTCTATAAGCTGGTCGGCAATACCTTGATTGCGTTCGTCTTCTGCTACCATAATACCAAACTCCATATCCTTTTCGGATATACGAGCCATATGGATAACTCCTACCCATTTGTTGCCTTTGGTAGCTATTAAAAAATAATGTTCTTCTGGATTGCTTAAAATACCATCTATTAAACTATTAATAAATGTAGAGCTTGTAGCGATACCAAAATAGGTAGCTAAAGTTTCTGGAGATTTCTCCCGTAGCCAGTCTCCATATAAATGGAAATCCTGCATAGGGAGAAAACGGGTAGCTAACATCTTATTTGTAGCAGGCCTGTGCTTCTTTAATTTTGCCGTTACGGGCTAAATTAGCCGCATACTTGGCTTTACCGCAAGCACATAAAAAATCATAAATTGAGTTAATAATCTTTTTCATATTAAAATCCTCTTAATTCAAAATACTTTGTCCAATACTCAACTTCGGCGTGGGACTTTGGTTCTTTAGAATTAATAAACTGTTCCAAAGCATTCGGTTGTGTTAGAAAGAACTGGGTAAGTTCCTTTAATAATTTTGTCATTTTGTGACTCCTTTTAGATATATAGAACCATATCATGGTTTCTACTGAGTATTTATGTTGTGGCGCACAATATAAAATTAAAGTTTTATTACATAGGTTACAGAACTAAATAGTTTACAAGGAGATTTATTATGTTATCATTACTCAGAAAATTACTTGGCTCTAAGTCAGCAGAAACAACGGAAGTGCCTTATAAAGTAGAAGCTCCAGTTGGCGAACCAGCTTTACCATTCCCAGCGGCAAAACCTACTAGGAAGCCAACTGCAAAAAAAACTACCACGGCAAAATCAAAAGCGCCTCGTAAACCACGAGCTACTAAGGCTTAATGCTGTAAAAAGTATCGGATTAATCCGATGCTATCAATTGTGACTAGGAACACGGAGTTAGCCATCAGGCCAAAACTCCGCCTTGTCCAACAAGCCCACCCACTGGCACAACACCCGGCAATAAAAATACTATAGAGTGGCACTACTGGAATGTCAGGTACCGTGGCCGCAAATATAATGGCGCTTATCACAGAGCAAGCCCACGCAAATACTTCGGCACAAAATCTTACCTTATTACTTTTCCAGTCCGATTTAATATATTGCCAACTTACTGTAATCCATTCCATACTATTTCCATTTCAATTTAAAATATGTTGCATCTCGTGGATTTTCAAATCTAAAAGCAAATCCTTCTGTACTCTTATATCCATGTAGATGATATCTACCGCCTGGTTGTTCATTTACCCAATTGATCATTGGATGGTAATATCCACCCTGTAATATCTCGTCCCAGGTTACTACAACCTCAGTCCAATTAGGGGGAGGCCAAGTATCTACTTTTTCCATTGTTCATACAATGCTCGACTGGCTAAGTTCTTACCTTTGCTTTCACACATGATATCAAAGTCGTCTAAAAAACTTAATGCCCACTCGTTAGCAGCATTATTCCAATAGAAGTCAGAGTGCGCTCTTAGTTTTTGTTTACTATGCCCGGATTCGAGAAGTGTTTTATGGTCGGGGGGACAGGCCGCATCATGTCCGACAAGGTAATCTTCGCGACTAAGAGCATAATGAAGAGTAGGCCTAATGCCGCGCCAACTGTCAACAACTCTTTTACAATCATCGCTTCGGGGGTGTATGTACTCGCCCTCGCGGACCCAGTGATGATGAATGTCCAAGACAGTAGGAATAATATCAGAAAGCATAAGAGTATGTTCGAGCCCATGTGTTATTTCCTCGTTTTCGATTGTAATACAGTTTCTTGCTTCGGGGGTAAGTCTTTTGTAGGCAGAGCGAATACCTTCGGGACCGGCTCTACCTGATATGTGGACATTGATTTTAAAATCTTGGAAGGTAACGCCATAACCCATCCATTTTGCCATATCAGCATGATATTCAAACTCCTCGATTGATCTTTCTACTATTCCTGGATTACTGCTTGCCAGCACAGTAAACTGACCAGGATGAAAACTAAGTCTAACATCGTGTAAACGAGCAAGAGCACCAATTCTTGCAAATTCTTTTTCTGCGTATGAAACAACACTAAGGTCCATCCAATAGGCAGAATAATCGTCGTGAGTATAGCCAGGCAGGATGTCACTACTAAGACGAACCATACGAAGATTTGGTGGTAGCTCACTGACTCGCTCCACCAATAATCTTGTTGCCTCGATATTGCCTACCATTAAATCCCATAATTTTTGTTCTGCCACTTCCCTCGACTGTCTATTTAACCAAGTTATGGTGGTAGTACCTGTATTATATTTTTTGGCATCGTCTTTAGGTTTAATGCCATTTACTTGCTCAGGAGTATCAATCCATTTACAAGCAAAGCCAATTCGGGGAATAGTCTTAGTCGTCATGTTACTATAATACTATAACATGAATTAATTGTCAATCATTTAGGATTTTTAATACATTATCAAAAGTATCGTTGCCGATATTTGATAATTCGGCTAATTCTTCACGAAGTGCGCCTGGATGATCAACGAGTATCCATTGTACATGGGGAGTTGATTTGATTGCTTGAGTAACTAGTCCGCGATAATTCCTTGCTTTAACTTCTTCAAATTTGTCCGCTTTCTTTTCTTTTTCAGTCCAATCAAACCCAAGCAACAATACCACATCACAAATGCTGGCCGCTAGATTCATTGCTACTAATTCATCTTGATTATCAACATCGTGTCCCATAAAATCACCTTCGTATAATCTTACACCCTGGGGACGATTTAATGCAGTGTATGCTGAATTTGGAATATAAAAGTTACAAGTAGCTTGAAAGGCTCGTTTGATTAACTCTTGGGCTTTGGTCATGTCATGACATATAACATTATCAGTATTGTATGCTCGCCATGTTTTCCAGGAGCCCCAAAAAGCTCCGCCGCGCTTCATACGCATAATGTCGGCCGTAGGATCTAACACAAGATCATTAGCTAAAACCCATTGAATATTCATATAGTTACTTAGTTAATAATTGAACACCAATAGTTTATTTTGGTATTTTATTATTAGCACTTGCAAAATCTTCCATATTATGTCTTGAACAAGTTTTTAAATACATGGCATCTCCACCAAACATACCAGGTTTAGCATATTCTTGACATACTTGACCACATTTAGGTACTATACAAAGTGGGCGTACAGGACGATCGGAGTCTTTGGATGAGGCCATTGTGTTTACGATATTTTAGCTAGAGTTTCTAACGCTGTAATAACTAGAGACCCTACAAGAACTAGGGTAAAAACTATCGGCGCTAATTTCATATATGATTCCTTTACTAAAAATTGTTATCGTACTGCAGTAACTCGATGAGGTGATCGCATAGTATCAGATTCTAGTACCATCATCGCTAATAGAGCAATTAATATGGCTATAAAAACTAAAGGTTGTATTTTCATAGTTTGTACAATTTAAAAAAATATGTAACTAGAGCAGCCGCGGTACAACACCACCAAAAAACTTGAATTTGACGATCTCGGTCTTTATCTATTAGTTTGTCTTCTGCTTCTTTTTCTTTTTGTAGTTTTGCTTTTAGGGCTTCTACTTCTACCCAGGCATCTTTTCCATACTTGCGTATGGTATCTTGTTTGAGTTTTTCTATCTCTCTATCGTGTGCCTTTTGTTGTTCATATTTTTCTACAGCACGAACTTCCAACATGGCAGCACGACGGTCTTGTGCTAGTTTGGTTTGAATACGGGCCTTATGTTGTTGCTGTACAGAAGCTTCCATGTCAGACTGTTGTGAGGCCACCACAGATCCTAATTCTTTACCTGCAGTTTGTGCTCCTTTTAGTGTGCTGGCCGCTGCCTTTGCTCCGGCTACTGGATCCATGCTTCTTCCCTATTATTTTTATTATAATAGTATTTAATGAAAAGTTATTGGTAGTTAAGTACTAGTTTTTTGGTACTACCGGAGTCCAAGATTCGTCGGGTTCATTTTCCTTATACCCATTGATACGAGCGTTTAATATCTCATAGAAAGAATCAACTTGTTTACCCCAGAAGCCTGTTAGATGTTCAAGAGCTTGTAGGCAAAAATCCCAATTACGCTCACGATAGTTCTCTATTAAATCTGCGTGTAATTCTTTAAATTTTTCAGCTTTTGGTAGTTCATCTAATGGCATATTTTCTACTAGACAATACACCGGAACAGGAGTGCTACCCCGAATCGTTACCGTATCTAGCTCAAGAACTATGTATTTGTCGCTTAACTGTTTTGCTTCGTTGGTACCAAAAATAATATTCAATTTCAATCTCCTGTTAAATAATTATCATGATATTCAACTTTGATTTAATTTCCGACATCCATAGAGAAACTTGGCCTTCGTTTGATTGGGAGGGTCAACCAACAGCACCTTATTGTATTGTAGCTGGTGATATAGCTAGAGACCGAGCACTAGTAATTGATACTTTAGAGCGCCTGAGTGAGGTCTATCAAGGGGTCTTTTACATAGATGGTAATGATGAGCATAAGGACTATGCTGAGGAGTTAGGACAAAGTTATGTTGAACTACATGAACTAATTAAACCTATGAGTAACGTTGTTTATCTACAGGACAATGTAGTTATTATCAATGGCGTTGCTATTTTAGGAACCAATGGTTGGTGGAGTTATGATTTAGATCCTAATATGGAATTAGATCAGTCGATTCAATGGGTAATGGATGCACAAAAGATAACAGAAGCAGCGGCTACAAATATAATCGGCGTAGGATATAATGACGTTGGTTATATGGTCAATGGAGTTCAAAAATTACAAACCCACAATGATGTCAAAGCTATTGTTATGGTTACCCATACTGTACCGCATCCAGAAATTATACAACACGATCTAGAATTGATCCATACATGGCGCTATAACTCCATGGGCAACAGCCATATGAGAAGTGCGTTAAGAGAAGACTTAGAATCTAAAATCAATACTTGGTGTTTTGGTCACTATCACAGACCTGTTGACACAGTGATTGATGGAGTTAGATATGTAAGCAATCCTCGCGGTAGAGGAGACACTCCTTACGCACAAGCTGCTTACTATCCAAAAAGAATTACTATAACTATTTAAACTGTCTCGGGTTCTAGTTTAACTTGTAAAGGCATGTTCACTGAACGGGCACATAATGTGACTTCGATTCCTTTTTGTTCAGCAATCTCATATGGCAATACTGCTACCACTGCTGATCCTGCTTCGTGGATGTCTTGTGTAATTTTTACCGCAGTATCGGTATTGTAATCAAAGAAATTCATTAGAGTCTCAATAACAAATTCCATAGTAGTTCCATTATCGTTTAGATAGATAACTTTAAACATCGGTGGCTCTGTGAGTTCGTTATTAACGTGTATTTGTGATACTACATCTGCTTGTGACATTCTCGATCCTTTTGTAAGCAGGGGGCAGTATGCCCCCGTACTGTATTTACTATTGTATTACGATTCGTAAGTAATAGCAATAGTCTTTGGCTTCATTGTTTCCGGAACTTTGCGTTCTAGTTGAACACTTAAAATACCGTTTTTAGACATCGCACTAATTACTTCAACATAATCGGCTAAACTAAAAGTACGCAAAAAATTACGGGCACTAATGCCTTTGTGGGTATATTCGTGACCGTCTGGTAATTCTTTGTCTAACTTTTCGCCCGATACAATTAAATTATTATCGCGAACTTCAACATTAACTTCCCCTTCATTAAACCCTGCGATAGCTATCTGTACTTCAAAAGCTTCTTCACCAGTTTTAATGATGTTATAGGGCGGGTAATGTGTTGCGTCGTTGCCATGATGATCGATTTGATTAACAATGCGATTAAACAGATTATCAATGCCGATAGCATTGCGATAGAATGGATTAAGATCCATGGTTGTGATTTTTGTCATTTTTTCTCCTTTGTTTAGCAAGTGACATATACGAACCCAAACTGCGGCATTCGTACTAGTATTTATTATACTACAAAATCATTATATACAAATATAATTTGGAGAAATTAATACATCTTTTTTGGAAGTTTCTGGTCGCGGAGTTTTTTACGCCAACGGGCTTTGGCTGCTCCCTTCATGCGCTTGCGTTTGGTAGTAGGCTTTTCGTAAGTTTCGCGGGCGCGAAGTTCATCGAGCAAGCCAGATTCCTGTACTTTTTTCTTGAACTTTCTGAGGGCCTTTTCTACATTGCCATCTTTAACTAGTACGCTATTGCCGTAAAAACTCATTCATTCTCCTGTGCGAGTGTTGTAGGAGTATTTACTAGTTTTGAAGTGATTGCGACTGTTGAGATACTTTGCTTGCGATAGCGTGGCAAATCGTACATATGGGGTAATAATATACGTTCTAATTCAGAGTGTAGCCCACGAGCCCCAGTCTTAGTTTTAAGTGTGCGTTCGGCTATAAGATTTAACGATTCGTCTTCGAATGACAGTTCTACTCCATCTTGGTTAAACAACCATTGATATTGTTCTACAAAGTTATGTTTAACTTCGGTTAAAATGCTAATAAGTTGTTTTTTAGTTAATCCATGTAGACTTACTGATGAACTAAAGCGTCCTATAAATTCAGGAATCATACCATACTTGACTAAATCATCGGGTGATACTATTTCATAATCTATTATTACTTCTGTAGTAAGTTGGGCACCAAACCCCATAGCTGTTCCTTGTATTCGATTTTTAACAATCTTTTCAAGGCCGACAAATGCTCCGCCTGCTATGAATAATATATTTGTAGTGTCGATTTCTATACTAGCATCAGATTTTCTGCCACCTATAGGATTTATTTTAACTTTAGTACCTTCGACTAATTTAAGTAGAGCCTGTTGTACACCTTCACCCGAAACATCTCGGCTTACTGTAGCACTTTCGCTTTTGCGAGCAATCTTATCAATTTCATCTAGAAATATAATTCCTCTTTGTGTGCGTTCTACATCATTATCGGCATTTTGATATAATCGAGTTATAACAGAATCAACGTCGTCGCCAACATACCCTGCTTCCGTTAATGTAGTAGCGTCGGCCACAGCAAACGGAACATTTAAATATTCTGCCACGGTTTTAGCTAATAATGTTTTACCAGTACCTGTAGGCCCAATCATGAGTATGTTTGATTTGACTACTTCGTTTTCAGGACTGCTTATTCGTTTATAATGATTCGTAATAGCAACAGCCAAAACTATTTTGGCTTCTTCCTGCCCTACTACATATTCATCAAGATATTCTTTGATGTCTCGAGGATCGGGAATATCTACTGCGGGCGATTGTTTAGTGTTATTTTTTTTATTTTTTATTAATTTATCGCATAATTCTACACATTCGCTACATATTGCGACTTCGTGCCCGACTATTAATCTATTAACAGAACTTTTATGTTTAGCACAAAAAGAACAATGTTCAATTTTTTCTGCCATGTTAGCCTAAGTCAATAGAATTTTTAAGTTTCTCAGAAATACGTTCACGCTCGATATCGCTTAATAAGTCAGGATCATATTCACCTGATCCAATTTTTTCAATAAGATGGTCGATATAAGCATCATCGTAAATGTAACTATCACTTAAATTTTTATTTACTTTTATCCACTGTACACCATTGTATTTGTATAGCTGACTTGGTAAGTTATCAACTCTTAAAAACATATCTCCTTTTTTAGTTGACTTAGGAAATTCTATACCAAACCCCTGAACTTCGCCAGTATTTGGTTCGTTATCAGCTTGTAAATTCATTGCTTTTAAATGTGCTATTTCGCCGTCACTTAAAGTAAGTGTTTCTAAGTGGTCGGAATGTTTCCAAGGTAATTCGGTTATCATGCTATTTCTTAAATCATCTAGATATTGTTTATATGTACTATCTGGATTTTGTGATTTCCAAACTCGCATAGCATGTTTTTCTAAATCGCTACCATACGGTTCAATGTCTGTTGGTTCTTCAACAATTATTTCTTCTTCAACCGGTTCTTCGACAAGTGTTACTTCCTCAACCGGTTTTTCGGTTGTAAGAGGTACTGGGCTAGGCTTAGTAAACATCCAACCCGGAGCACTAGGGTCCATAGGTAGGTAAGTGTCTTTAGTGTCACTCGGACCAGTATCAAATAATCCCATAGCACGATGATACTCTTCGGGAGATATATCTGTATGCTGATCTACTACAGGCTCGACATCTTCTACCTCTCTTATCCAAAATTGACTTTCATCTATGACATCAGTAGGCTTAGATTTTTCTTGTTTGTCCCAAAAGCGGGCTCGATCTTTGGCACGATCGAACCAAGATTTTATAGATTCTTCTTCTTTCAATTCTTTGTTATCTTCTTTTTTAGTTTTAGGTTCAAAAATATTAATGCCTCGTTCCCATTCAAAAGTTTTAGTAGCGGCTAGTAATAGTGTAAGTGCTAATGGATCAAACACAATAACAATAAGAATAATAACCCATCGCACTGATTTTTCTAAAATATTAGCATCAGGGTTGTCACCGTAGATCAGTGCGGCAATATATTTAATAGGACCAACTTCGGCTTCTACTTGTCGAGCTTGACTAGCAATAGGAGCTCGTTGCTCTTGTAGTTTTGTAATCTCTGTTTGTGCTTTGGTAATATCATTTTGTAATGCTGTGCGTTCGCGAGCTTGGCTACGACGAATAGCCACTGCCTTGTCGGCGCCTTTTTCATCTTGACTACGGCCCATAGTTTGGTCCACAGCCGTATCCATCTGTGTTAGGGCCGCACGAGCTGTTTTAATATTGTCTTTTTGTGTTTGAATCTTGTCATCAAATATTTGAACTTGGGCTTGTATATCTCCACTCGGAACGGCTTGGTCTAAGTGGGCTTTAGATAAGAATCCAAAGACACCCATACTGGTTAATACCATAAGGATAGCCACAGCCAAGGACAGATAAACTTTATATTGTAGTTCAGCTTTATCCCAATATTTGTGTAACCAAAGTGTGGAAATAATTTTTCCGATTTCTAAACTGCCGCCGAGTACTACAATAGGCCAAAAAGCCGCGGCAAAAATAGCTGTTAAGCCAAGTATAGAGTAAACCGCTGATGATAATGAAATTATCAGGGCTGTAATGAGTGTTAAGTATCCAAAGATCATATAATATTTAGTGCCAAGTTCTATGTTTTTCTGCTACCCATTCTTTACCATCGTATTCTTCAATATACCAGTCTACATCTGCGGGGATTTCTACAACCTTAAGTTTAGCATAATCACCGTTGGCTTTGCTACCTAAACGGCAAACTGTAGTGACTAATGCTGGATCATTTCTAGCAATACTGCGGTTAGAAAATTCCACACCATTAGCTATAATTTTATCACCTAACCGAATTTGGGTATCTCGGTCTTTTTGAGGTTCCAATGTATAAGCAATACCGGCAAGTTCTAAATAAAGCAATTCGCCCGTTCGACTAAGACTAAATCCGCCGTATGTTGAATTGATTACAATGCGTTGTACACCGCGAAGATGTTTGATAAGTTCTTCGTGAGTTGGGTTTACTTCTGCCATTTACTAAGTGTAATATTATAGTCGCGTTCGGCATGAACTAATCGTGATTCTAAAGTATTAATCCTTTTTTGGAGATTAATAGTGCGGATCAAAAGAAAAATTAGTGCTACTACAATCAAAGTAACAGTAAGACCCCACCCGGCAACCAACCCGTAAGTCCATAACCAAAGGCTGTCAACAGTTTGAGTTAATAATTTAATTGGATTCAAAGTTCAGATCTTCCGCTAGTACAACTATCAGACCAAATAGCGGCTGCCTGTTTTTGATATTCAGCTAAGTCGTATTCATCTTTTTTAGCTTTATATGCTTCTTCGGTAAGGGCATGCCAACCGCAACACTTACCAGTCGGGCTACGGCCGCATCCACATTGTCCTGCGACTTCAATTCTGGGCATCATTATTCGTCCTTGTTAAATCGAGAAGTAAACCACACTACTATGTAAATCAGCAAAAAGGCTGCTGCTGTAGTAAGCAACGCTTCCATTATCCATATCAGTTCCATTAAATTCTCCCTAACGATTACATATTATACAATCGTCAAGGCATTAAATCAACTTTTTATTTTGCCGTTTGCACTTACTAATGCGCCGCGAAAATACCAATCTCCACCTAGTGTATCATTAGGTCGCCCAGATACTTTTCGAAAACTAGTACCTGGCCGATTTTTAGCATCTAGTGTGAATTCATAAAATTCATCAGGGGTTAGAATATATTCTTCTACTGGCCCAGAGGTTGTTGAATCAGCGTAAGCCAATTCCATTTGTTCAAAAATATTAAATTTTCTGCGTTTTATTTTCATCAGTAATTTTCCTTAACCATATAATATTGTGGCTTTGGATATTTTTCTACTAGTTCCTCTGCCTTAATAAATTTATTCATTTCGGGAGCGGTGAAGAACATTTTGTCCAGTATTTTTTTGTTTGTTCCGGTTTCTACAATAGTTAAGTACCAAGATTTGACAGCCATTTTATTTTCCTTTTATAATTTTTCACCTGGTTCAAATCCACGGAATCGAACAAACCGTGGGAACCTTAAACTGTAGGTACCGTCTTGATTTTGTGTAACCGCATCAGCAGCCACTTCAACGACATCACCGATAAGCTGATCAGCATTGTCCCAATAACTAACCCTATCGTCATCACTAAGCCCACTACCAACATTGACCCTAATGTTTCTATCATCATCCACACCTTCACAAATAAATGCGCCAAGTCTGCCAGCATTACGGCCTGTACCTTCCTCGTAGCCAACAATATTCAAGTCTACGGTAATTACCGGTTTCCATTTCATCCAGAAAGTACTGCGCTTACATTCGTACGGGGCATCAACATCTTTAATCATGATGCCTTCGAACCCAGCCACAACTGCGTCATTGGCATAACGGCGTAAAATATCATGCCCTTCGCTGATACTAAGGTCAACTTCAATGCCATCCATAATACGAATACAGTCTGTATTATCTTCAAACACACTACGGTATTCTTCTAAGATATCTAGACGCTTGTGTTGTTGAGCGTTCCAAAACCCGCGTTCAAAGTCATCTAATGGAATAATATCAAACACAGAATAAACCATGTCACTAGTTTCTACATTAGATTTACGCTGGGCTTGTTTCATTAATGCTTGAAAACTTGCGCCAATAACTTCTCCGTCTAATACAAAACCTGATTTATATTTAGAAAAAAGTTTAGCAAATTTATTCCTATTATCTTCCAACGATTTGATAATGTGTGGAAAGTTTTCAAATGGTTTTCCGTTGCGACTGTATAAATTAACATTAAATTTAGTTACGATTGCTAGCACACGAACGCCATCTAATTTTTGTTCAAGACGTTTAACGCCTTTCATTTTGCCTAAATGTTTATTAGAATCAGTAGCAAGTTGGCATTCAAATACCGGAATAGCCCATTCAGTTTTGCCTAATACTTTATTAAGTGTGCGCTCAGTAATGCCACATCGTAGGTCTTTGATTAATACAGGACGACATAAATTATTCCATTCTTCACTATCAAATTGTTCACTCATAAACTCAATTGCTGTCTTAGCATTATGCCCAGTAAGACTGCGAGTGCGTAGACCTTCTAGCATGGCCCAGAACTTAGGCCACGGATTAGGCATATGAGCCAAGCCTTCTGTTTCGGGTACTTTCTTTACTCCAAACACATAGTAAGGATTGTATGCTTGATAACAATTAAACAAGAAACATTGGGCATTGGTTGAGCCAAGTTTGGCTGCCATTAATGCTTTTTCAATAACTGATTCTTTGTGTAAACGGCTATCGCTGCTTTTTAGGTCACGGATCCAGTCTGCCGCCAATTTAATTCCTTCAAATTGTTTAGACTCAAAGTCTGGGGTCATACTCATATTATTTACTTTGTCCTTCTTGATGTTTATATTCCCGCTTTAACCAAAATTTATATTTGTTAAAATATTCTGCGCTATTTGTTATATCTGATTTTTGCCCATAAGACAACATTTCATCTTGATGTTCGTACCATTTTTCAGTACACCAATGACGAAAGGATCCTTGTTTCATATTGTTCCTTTTAGCATTGACCACATGGCAGTTTGCTCTAAATCTTTTTCAAACTCAGGATATACTCGATCTAAATTATTTTTGTCAACACTAATATATCCTTTAGCTGTTTTTTGATTGATTAATTTTCTTAATTCATAAGAGCTTACAACCAGCGATTTAGTTTGTAATTTTTTTCCACGACGACCCCAAAATGTAACATATCTAGCGGTACTGAGTTCAATGGCTCCCCATACTTTATCGTGGTTTTCTTCCTTACACCAACCGATAAATGAAAAGTTCATTTCTTCTCCATGATATGTTTTATTACCATATTAGCTTCAGGAAAACCCTGACGCTCTTTAGCCATTACTGTAGTCTCAATCATGTCCATCTGGATGTCGTGTAGTCCTGATACAAACGTCATAATATCTTTACGACTTAATGTCTGTCGTACGATATTAGTAAATTTATCGCGACTCATTTGTCTTTTCTTTTCCATTATGCCAATTCCTTAGCTTCACGGTTAAACACCATTTCAGTGCTAGTGCTCATTACTTGAGCTTCCATTTCATCCCAGCTCAAGTATGGCTCAGGATAAGCAATATGACCGTCATACTCTAACTGTGATTTCTCAAAATCAGACAAATAGTCGTCTGACTCAAATGAGTAGCCTAAGATGTATTCGCGAGCGCCTTCACAGCTAAATTCAACATTGGCAAGATTAATATAGTCTTGTGGATCGGCAGTAACGTCTACGCCTGTGATTTTGTATTCGCTACCGCCTTTAAATTTCCAATACTGCGGGCACTCGCCTTTACCGTCCCAATCATGGGCACCGTAATTTTCCATAAACTGTGTACGAATAACGAACATCATAATATTGCTCCTTTTATTAACTATACAAGTATTATAGCGAAATTGGAATTAATTGTCAACCGGGTACTGTAACCTGTTTAACTGTAATAGTTGTAGGGGCTCCTAGCTTGACTTCTTTGGCCGGTTTACATTCAGCTTTCATACTGGTAAATTTTTCTTGGTAATATGCTTGTTTTGCCAAACAATTATCTTGTACCAAGTAAACCGAATGTACGGTAAAATTTGTGGGATTAGTAGCCCAAAATATTAATGCCCATTTCATATATAAACTCCTGAGTTTTTAGCACGGTTATAAAATAAATGTCGACCAATGGTTAGAACATATTCGGTAGTGTCAACCCAATAGGGTTGTTTGATATAATCTGCGTGATAATATAAACTGTTGGCTACGCCTCGAACTCTGGCACCTTTTAAAACTTCTATAGCAATAGCTTTAGATTCTTCCCATACATCTTTATTTGGTGTAGGCAATTTAGCTTTTAGAGTCCAACTAAATTGTTTTTTAGCGTAGACTACTTTACATACATCATTGCCCCAGTATCCAGATTTTACACGATTAAGGGTTACATGAGCTACGGCATATTTGCCAGTACGATTTTCTACTCCAGCTTCGTAGTAAATATTTTTTGTTAAACATTCAACATCTTTAGGTGTATGTTTAACTACGAACTTAGTTTGAATTACATCGTCTAATTTGTCTTCTATCTTATCCATGCGTATTTCAGCTCGAAGTAGGATTAACCCAAGAAGTATGCAAGCTATGATAGTTAGAGTTTTATTTGACATTCATACATTGTATGATCATTCAAATTTTTCGTCAACTATTGATGTTGTATTTTCACAACAAAGTTTTTCTATGTTGTAGTTGGTGGCGGATATGGGGGTTGTGCCGGTAACAAAGTTGCTTGGGCAGGGGGTGGATTTGGATTGGCTGGTACATTTATACTTGGCTTAATCGCCGATGAACTGATGTTAGACTGCCCTTGTCTTAGTGTGGCAATAATTGCTTCTCCACCAATAGTAGTTTTATCTGCTACTGCTTCAAGAAATTGAGAGGTACCACCAACAGTCGTATCTTGGCCGTATGTTGGTAGTGAGAATACAAAACTATAAATCGACGATGTACTATTTGGCATTAAATTTGCAAAAACAATATCGGCACTTGCTTGTATTGATTTTTCAAGATTTATTTGTGCGGCCATATTAGACCAATTAGAATTTAAATTAGCTGTTTGGCTTGGATAAGTGGATACAATAGTTGGGATAACATTTGATGTTGTTGCTGGAATAAGTCCAATACCGCCTATGTTACCTGAAATTTCTTGTCCATTAAATGCGGCATTGAGATTGTCATACGTGCCGTTAGCAGGGCCGGACGGAATAACAATAGGCCCCGAAGTAATATCTCCATAACTTCCATTGGCTGTGGCAGTCATATTGATATAGATATTAGCTAAATTACTTAAATTCATAGTGCTTGTAATTTCAATGGTGTTAGCTAGAGCATTGGCTGACACAACACCAGCTATTGTTCCCATGGCATCAGCAATAGTAATAGTACCATTGTTACTAGTGCCAACACCAAGTTTATTAATAATAGCATTAGCTGAATTAGGTGGTACTGCTGAAGTAGCATTGGTAATTAACGGTAATCCATATGTTGTTTGAACATTAGATACTGTATTAGCAAACGCTGGAAGTTTCATAGATGCTATGCCAGTAATCTGTAACATAGATACAGATAGTGCTTTATTAGCTAAGGCTATATCTGGGGGAATAATTTGGCTTAATCTATCTAAGGCTGTCATGATAATGTGTTTAGTGCCACTTTAGGCAAAAATTGTTTTACAGTAGAATTAACTGTTCCAGCAGAATCAATATAGATATTTTGAGTTACTCCGTTCACGCCTGTCACTGTTAATGATTGAAAACTATTAGGAAATATTTTATATGGATTTAATAAATCGGCCATGGTGTTAATATTAGGAGTTGTAACTCCTAATAATGTTAATACCTGAGTTAATACTGTTCCAGTAATTTGAGTCATAGCATTATACATTGCTTTTTGATCAACATCTGTTGCTGTTAGGTTAGCAGAAATAAATTTCACTACAGTATCTTGATTAACACCCGCATTAGCAAATGCTATTGATAAATCAGGTGTAATACCACCAATAGATGCTAGTTGTTTAATAAGTGCCAGTGGTGTTCCAAGTTCAGCCAAATTACTTAAATTAATTAGGCCACCTAATGCTTTTAAATCGCTACCCCACAGAGCAGTGCAGGTATTGACATCTGTAATACCACCCGACACTAAACTATTGTTGCCTGGAAAAATACCGCCCAAATATGTCTGACTGTTGACAGCTGAATTAATAAAATTATTTGTTACGCCATTATATCCAGAAAGCGCACTAAATCCTTGACAAAATACTGTGACATCTTTTCCTGTGTTAGATGAAATGTACGAATTGGCTGTTTGCGATAATAAAGTTGTAAACAATGTATTAGCAGGCTGTGTTGTGCTAGTTGACGGAATGCTATCGCTAAGTGCTGGGCAAGTATTTGTGCCAAGCGTGTATAATTGACTTAATGTATTTGCTGATAAATTTGCTGTTGTAGAAGTTGTTATAGCTTGTTTTAATGCCGATACATATGGAAGATTTTCGTAGGTTTCTATATTTGATACAAATACAGCATTAACACTCAATCCTTGATTGTACAATAAATTAGCAGTGGCCGTAATTTGAAAGGGAGTTAGGACGCTGGCCATATTAACTTCCTCCTACATTAGGACTGCCTTGAATGCGGCTATGACCACATGTGTCAACATCTCCTACAAATATTATTCGTTTACCTTGGACTGTAATAGTTTGTTCGGAGGCCACACAATGAGCATGGTCGTGCTGGACAGCACCTTTAGGGTGCGGATGCGGAGTTACTGGCGATCCTTCTACAGCAACGTCTAGCCCGTTCAGTCGTACAGTAGAGTCGCCGGATATTACTTTTCCGCCGCCACTATTTATATCGCCCACACGAACTATTTGTCTGCCCATTTTATCCCATTATGATCGAAGGCTTGCGGACTGGCTTGAGACCTGTTGTAGCTTCGAGATAATGATCGCCAACTTCTTCACGAGTTGAACAAATCATTGCTACTGCTGTTTTATTTATAGTAGCATTTTCCTTAGGATCGCCTGTAAACACAGTATATATTAATTGGATACCTTTTTCTGTAGGCACAGCACTTAAAGGCTGTGAAACTACATAGGTATCGTCCGTGATATCTACTACTTTGGCAACGATTTCATCTGCGTTAGTTAATTTAAATGTGTAAACCTTGTCTTTTTCTACTATCATATTATCCTTGGAAATGTTTGCGAAGTTCTGTAAACCCGCCAATATAGTTATCGTCCAAGAAGATCTGTGGTAAAGTTCTTGCGGCAGGAACCGCTTCTAACAACTGCTCTTTTGTCCAATCTTCTTGAACATTGCGTTCTTCGAATTCAATACCTTTTGATTCTAGTAATGCTTTTGCTTGAACGCAAAAAGGGCAGGCGTTTTTTGACCATACAATGGCTTTCATATTATTCTCCTTATTATTATAAATTTGGTAACTGGTCGTAATCCAGCACATCACTCATCACACCAATAACATAGTTAGTCGATTCTGATTCTTGGAGTGCTGTTTGTTTATTACTTACATTGACATGTTTATTAAACCATGGAATAGGCGTTGTCTTAGGAGCAGGAGACTGATATTTAATACCAATTTCTTTAAGAGCACCAACGGCTGTGTAGTCAACAAAATCTTTAAGTATTGCCGCATTAAGACCAATCACTGGACCTTTTTGGAATAGATAATCAGCCCATTGTTTTTCTTCCCGTATGACATCTAAGTACATAGCATATACTTCTTGCTCACACTCTACTTTAGCTTGTGCAAATCGAGGATCCTCTTTGACTACTTGATTGATTAGCCAAGCTGTCCAATCCTTATGTAGTATTTCATCCTGTAAAATTAAACTAATAATATTGCCGTTACCAATAAAGATGCGATTCTCAACCATGGCTAAACTTGTAGCAAATGATACCATAAAGCGGAAAGCTTCTAATCCATAACTGGCATTGAGTGCTAGCCAAATAGCATTGATATGTTCTTGCTCATCAACCTTTCCTAATAATTCTTTTCGACAATTGGTCATATGTAATCTATCATAATATTTTCCAATCGAAGAAGCCATACCAACAATTTCTTGTGTATCATGGATAGTATTAAAAATGTCTTTAGGTACATTATAGATGTTGCGTATAATATGGCTATAACTACGACTGTGTATATTTGTTTCAAAGAATCCCCAGTTATACATTAGTGCTTCTAGTTCGGGTATAGACACTACAGGTGTAAATACCTGTGTTGGACCGCGACCTTGTAAACTATCAAGAGCAGTTTGTCTAAGCAAATTACTGGTAAAGATATGTCGTACCGTATCACTAGATTCTTTAAAATCGTTAGCATCTTTGGTTAGCGAAATTTCCTCGGGCACCCAAAAGAATCCGCGGGCTTCTTGTTCAAATTTTACAATTTTATTGTATTTGACTTCTTCAAATCGTTGGATAGTTACAGGCCCTGCTGGGTCCAAGAACATCTTACGATTAAGATAATCTGTTTTAGTTGTTAGGTTGTATTGTTGTTGGCTCATCGTCTTCTTTAAATTCTATTACTAATCCTTCTTCTTCGTCAATATACGCTGACTCAAAATTCTCATCTTGTAATGAGGCTAGTATTATTTCTTTTGCTTCGTCTTCAATATAAAAATCTGGATTAAGATTTCTTATTATCAACCACTCTCTTAAATGTTGATCTAAACTTTTAAGAACTTGTCCTTCGTTAGTAACAAATTCTATATCAGTTATATCTTCCTTTGAGGATATTTTCATTGGAATGATCCAATCGGAATCGCAATAATACCTTTTGGCCCGTGATTCTCGTGTCCATTCTTGCTTGGTACTCCATGAGGTTTTTTGTGTGCGTTCATGTCGGCCGACCCCAGGGCTTGATCATAGTTGACTTCGCCTCTAAAACAACCAATGGCATATGGAAATTCACGGTTCAAGTGATAGTGATAGATATTCTGCATCTTGCCATCCCACTGTACTGGATGGGTGTGTCCATGACATTCGTCCAGTTGAGCATTGGTAACCATTTTGCTGTCATCGCCTCTGGGACCATAGACACCAAATCCGTCTAGAGCATAGCCAAACAAGGGTGAGTGGCCTTCGGTTCCTTGGTTGGGAAAACACTTCCAGCTATAACCATGTAAGTGATATTGTTGAGCATAAGGATGTCCCCAGCATTGGTCAATTGGCAAGATTGAAGCAGGTGGATACCATGCTGTGGCACTGGCGTTGGCAATCTCAGCGTGCCATACTGTGCCAGTAAGTGTAACGCCAATTGGCAATGCGGCTATGGGATTAGGCGTAGCACTTAGCTTGGGAATTTTAGGTAGTTGAATATTCAACTCATAAGGGCTGATACCAATTGCCGCGGCACTTGAATAATCATGACCAGGAATACCTGTTCTAAAATCATGTCCGCCTGGAGCTTCTTGATAAAACTTGTAGGCAGGAGTGCCAGGTTGTACAGGAAAGTCGCCCATTGCGGTGTTGGGTAATCCATTACCTACAAAATAACGATACCGACTATCTTCGGTAATAGCAAACACACTACCTTCTTTTGCGTAATCTTTAGCATATTTGGTACCGCTTACAAATGGCATCTTTGCGATAACAACGGTGTTGTTTGAAGTATCCATCCACGGTTGGGTGCTTAGTTCAAATCGTGTATTGCCGGGAACTGCCGCAAGAAAATCTGCTGCCATGAATAGTCCGTTACGATGAGCTTGATAAGGGCTTATGGTCCCCGAGCTTAACAAAGTTGTTGGCGCATCTTCTGCTCGAGCACCACTTATTACTGTGATACCGAGTATCATTACTGCTAATATATTTTTAATCATTTTATTTTCCTTTAATTTTATTTTGCGGTCGGCATCTCTATGGTAAGATTGATTATTATTTTTGTTGGTGCGTTGCCGTTGTTTCCATTACCGCCAATGCTGACAGTATTACTGGTATTACCGTACGAGCCTTGTAGATTGGTGTTACCATACGAGCCCTTGATATCGGTATTACCGTATGATCCTTGTAGATCAGTATTACCATAGGATCCTTTGATATCAGTATTGCCATACGAACCTTGTAGATCAGTATTGCCATACGAGCCCCGGAGGCTAGTATTGCCATTATCTTTTACAGCGGCCTTACCGTTGTTTTGTGTAGACTGTGCAAATCCAAATGCTGGGATTAAAAAAGCCAGCACAATAAGTAATTTGAATTTCATTTTATTTTCCTTTAATTACCTGGTGGGTTTTGTATCGGTAAACTTACAGGGTACTGACTACAAGCATCTGGATTACCTTGCCCAGCTTCGGTTAAGAATGTAGTAGCGGCGGCCACTTGTCCTGTAGGGCATGAACATATAGCTATACCATCGGCACCGATCTTACAATTCCAACTGAAACAGTTACTGGCTTTGTCACCTAGATTCAAACTTGCATCACATTTTTGAACTGTGGCTTTCATGTCTTTTGGCTTGTTACTAAAGTTACTAGCTTCCTGTGGATAGTATAACTTAGGAGCAAATAAACTCCATACATGTTGACTATCTGTTGGCGTACAACTACCTGCCATGTTACCAGCTTTGGTATCAGCAATAGCACGACCTTCGAGAATAGGGCAACGACATTCTACCTCGGGATAAGGAGTGCCATTATTACCAGTAATCATCTTGCCTGTAACCTTACAAGTTGATGCGGCGCATAGGGCATACTTACCATCACATACTGTTAATCCAGATGTAGACTTTGATTGTGCTTTATCGGAAATACTAAATTTTGTATATAAGGCGTATGCTGCTAGCGCCAATACTACTACCCCAACTAATACTAATAATATTTTTTTCATTTTTTCTTTCTATAATTTACAAGCTTCACAATCTTCTTGATCGTCAAAATCTATCACTTCTAATTTTTCTTCTACTTCGTCTTGACCTTTACTACCTTGTTTGTTGATCAAACTATAGTAGAAAGTTTTTAATCCCCACCTATGTGCTGACATTAAATTTTTAGCAATTAATGTAGTTGGTACTTTTCTATCTGGAAAGTGAGCAGGATTATAGAAAGTGTTAGTTGAGATACTCTGGTCTACATAAGCGGCTAATACACTGGCAGTCTTAAGATAACCATCGCAATCCTTCTGTTCCCACATCAATTGATATTTATTCTTTAATTTATTATACTCGGGCGCTACTTGAATTAAACTTCCTGCTTTACTTTCTTTAACAGTAATTAAACTCATTGGCAATTCAATTCCATTTGTACTATTAATAACAACACTACTTGATTCTACTGGGGCTACAGCCATTAATGTCCCATTGCGTACTCCGTACTCTTTCATATTGACACGAAGGGTTTCCCAGTCGAGTTCAGGAGTAAAATCAGCTAACTCGTTGACTGCCTTGGCACGAAGTTCCCAAGGGAATGTACCTTGCCCATAGCGTGTTTTATCTGAATGTAAGCAAGGACCGCGTTCTTTAGCAAGTTCCACTGTGGCTTCTGTTAAGTAGTAGGCTTGATGTTCCATCCAAGATTTAACTTCAGCAAGAGCATCTTTCTCGCCATACTTCAAACTACGTTTGGCATGCCAGTAGGCTAAGTTAGTGATGCCAATGCCTAAGGGCTGTATTTCATCATTGCTTAACTGTGACTGAATGGAAAGAAAATCTTGGTAGTCCAAAATATTACACAGGCTACGCTGGAGTATACGACAAGCACGCCGCATGTCTTCTGGATTACGGAAAGCTCCCCAATTGATGGA